TAGGTCTATGTCTGCTAAGTAAATTATACAAGTCAATGTTTTGTTTTCTTTCTTTTTATCAATTATCTGTTTTGAACTTGGTTCAATATGACATTTTGTTTCTAATGTATAATCTTCAATCATATCTCCATACTCGTTTTTTCCGTATTGTGTTATCTTACAATATTTTGTAAATAGTGAACTTATTTCATTTGGACACAATTATCAATCAACTCCCTTATTAATGTATCAGCCAAATGTAATTCTCTGGGTAGTAAGGAATAATTTTCATAGGTTGCAGAAAACTTTCCTAAACTAATACTCCTTACTACCCCTGTTGCTATATCTTTATTATCGTAAAGATAACTAACCATATAAGCTATCCATCGCTTAACATTTTGCCTTTGCATTTCAGTCAGTTCTGTTAAGTCTAATTCTTCAAGTTCTTGATTGAGATTAATTCTTTTATTAAACAACTCACAAGCAAATTGTATTCGTTGTTCAGTTGCTTCTGTTCCTGGTCTTCCTGTTATTAAATTGTATTCATCAGAAGTTAAATACATATTACATCTTTACATATTTCAGTATTGCATGCTTGATTTTAGTTGGGTCTGAATAAGTTATTTTAACCATCTGGTCTTCTGGTTTTGCAAATCTCCATCGTGTCCCTAATTCAAATAATACCTTTTTACCTTTTGGTATTGTAACTTCTGCGTCTTCTAATACATTATAATTTGAAGCTACGTAACTTTTAATTGTCATTGTTATATCAGTGCTTACATCAGAATTCTCGACATAAATCAATATTCCACCATCATCTTTAAAATAATCTTCTGCTAAAATACCTTCTTCTGGGTTAGCTACAGTTGCAGAAACAGCTTTACTTGCTAAATCAATAGGAGTCAAATATTGAAATGAATTTACATCTAATATTGCCATTATTTCTTACCTCCTTTTATAAAAATGGGTTTTAAATCTTCAGTTTCTTTTTTTTCAATTTCAGGTTCTTTTATCACTGGTTCTTTCTTAATTAATTTTGGTTTTACTACTTGAATTATCTTTTTATTTGCCCATCGTTCTGCAATATTTTCATCTATATACATTGTATCGCCAATATTCTTTAGTTCACGTTTTCCATTTTGATTGACAATTGTTTGTTTTATAAACTTTACTTCAATCATTATGTTTCCTCCTCATAACAAGGAATATATATCACTATCAATTCCTTTGTATCATTAAAGGTTGCACCTGTTGGAGCAAGAATATTTAATGCTATATCACTTTTTGAATATGTGCCTGTATGAGCTATTTGTGCTTTATCAAATATAGTCAAAACTATTCTATCTTCATAAAATAATGCAGGTAGTCCTATTTTGTTTATAGTTCCTATCTTTATCCAATCTCCTTCAGTAGTATATGCAGGTAGGTCTGCTTTGGTTACACTTTTAAATGCTTTTGTTGACAATATAGTAGTTGCCCCAGTTGGTAGTGATATTGTTTCAGTTATTGACCTTCCTAAGATATCAGTTCCATAAAGCTTTACATTCCCTGCAACAGAATTTGATTTCTTAGTAAGCAATATTGGTCTTGCTAAATCAATTGTTTTAAATCCAGTTGTAACTGTCTGTGGGTCAGCTAATAGAGTTATGGAGTCATGCACAGTTTCAGCACCTGCAGTTTTTGGAGCACATTTGAACTCTGCTAAATATCTATGAGTTGCACTTCTAACAGGATTTGAAAGTATCTTAATGAAATTCCATTTAAAAGGATTGTATAACATTTCAATCCTCCTTAAGTAATTATTCCAAATGGGAATCTATTTGCTTTAGTTGGTTGTAATCTATTCACAGGATTAGGAACCTGCCATCCCAGTCTCATAACAGCTCTAATAGCAAGCATATCTTGTTGTGCTAAATTGTAAATTATATATCCATTATCATCTTGTATCACGCCTTCAGTAAGTATTTTAAAAGTAATATCTTGTCTAATTGCATAAACTGCACTTTGAAAATCTCCAGCTACTAATTGAGCTTTACTTATATTCCACATTCCACTTTTAACAAATTGAATAGGAGCTCCAAATAAAGTATATGTCACTGGTCCTTGAAAACTTTCCATAAATACTGGTCTACCTAATGCATCTCTCAAATCTCTTAACTGTGCTTTGATTGTTATTGGAGCTATGAAACCTGTTACATCATAACCATCACTTTCTACTGAAGCCATAATACTTGATACATCCTGAAGTAAATCCTCTCCAGTTCCTAATGCAACGACATTTCCTGCACTTGTTGCTCCAGTGATTATATCGTCAGGCCAGCTTGTAGGTGCTCCTGTTCCAAAAAAGATTGCTTGGTCAATTGCTACCCCAAAAGCTTCAGTCAAAGCAGTCTTACATTCTCCCCAAATATCATAGTCAGCATCTTCAATTATATCTTCAGGAACTGGGATTATTGCCGCAATTTCTTCTGCGTTAATGAACTTATTTTCCCATGCTAATTTGGTTGTTGGTTTCTTGTCAGCTGGTGTATTAGTTGTTCCTTTATTTATGAAGCTTGCAGTTGCTAAAGAAGCCATTACTGGTATCCTTCTTTGTCTCTTAGACATATTTGGTAGTTTTTTCATTAATTGAAGTGCATATGAATATTCAGGAACTGCTTTAATTATTTCATTTGATACTTCTTGCGGAATTAAACTTGCCGCATCAGTTTGGTCTATAAAAGCCATCTCTTAACCTCCTCAAGTTTTAAATTTTGCTTTTACTTCTTTGCTAATTTTCTAATAATAGAATTCATATCGACCTGACTTTGAGGAGTTCCTTGATTTGGTGGTATACCTACCTGAGGTTTATTTCCACTCTTTTTAATTTGTGGATATTCCTCAATTAAACTTTTTATCTCTTCAAGTAACAACTTCTCAAAAGTTTCACTTGAAGGGTCGACATTCTCTAATTTGCCTTGCTCTCTAAGCAAAGCTTTTGTAAAGAGAGGGTCAACCTCTAATTTGTCTGCTATTCTACCAAAACTTTTTTCAAATGTCAAGTCTTTTATCAATTTATCTTTTTGTGCAATTACCTCTTCCAATGTTTGTTCATTGCTTCCTTCATCAAGTCCTAATGATTTAAGAACTTTATTTAATTTTTCTTCTACCTCTTTTGCTTTAGTTCTATATTTTGCGTTCTCTTCTCTTAAAGCTTTCACATACTCAATAGGGAATGTTTTTTCTTGCTCTTGTTCTGGTTCTGTATTTTCTTGTTCATTTTCTTTGTTTACATCTTTTTCGTCCATATAATCCTCCTTTATTTTATTAATTGTTTATGGTCATTCAACCATTTTTTTGCTTCATTTAAAGTGAACTTCTTTTTATCAAACATAACATTTTGCGGAACCATTGTTCCGTTTGTGTCTGTTTTTAATTTTCCCATTGTGCTTTTTACTCCATCTGTTATGTCAATCACTCTAAATGAATTAGGTTTAAATAGATTGGGTGGTCTCACTCTATAATGCCAATATGCTCCTGGACTTTCTTCATCCCAACCTCTTATCTCTGGCATACTACCCTCCTTTCTAATATCTTACTTATATCTTGCATTTACTTTATCTACAATACTCATTGTTGATTTGGTATATTCTCTGGGTTTTATAGATGTATTAAACTCTGCATATGTTTCTGCAAAGTATTCTGAATAATTACTAAGTCCATATACTGAAGAATAGTTTTCAAGAAACTCTTTACTTGCTTTCTTCTTATTCTTAATTAATTTATATTCCTTTTGTTTATTCATAAATCTTACATGGTCTTCCCCTAATAGTCTTGTTAATTCTGGGTCTTTGCTTGCTCTAATTTTCTTTTGCATATCTGTTTCAATAAAATGTCCAAATTCATGTGACATTGTTTGTGCTTCTAATTGTGAACCTGGTGTATGATAATACCATTTATTAACTTCAATATCAAAGTTTAGTTTGGTATCTTCAATGTTTTCTTTTGAAAAGTATTTAGGATTTACCCATAAAACATTATTATCTGTGTCACTCAATGCGTAAGCATCACTATAGTATTTAGTGAATTCCTTTTTTGAACATTTCATTAATTTGCAAGCATCGTCTATATCATCTGTTATCTTATCTAACTTAAGTCCTGATAACTCCTTAGCTCTTGCATATTCTTTTGAAATCTCGTTTACTACTTCATCAGTAAGTTTACTGATATTAACTTTTGTTTTTAAGTCCTTCTCGATATATTCAATTGCTTGTTCTCTTGTTTTTATATCTCTAAATCCTGCCTCTATGTATTGCGTTGCTTTTTTAACTGTTTTTAAATCCTCTGCAAAACTTGCAAATCGTTTAGGAACAAATCTTATTTGTTCCCTTTGTGGTTTTCTTTTTAAATAGGGATTTGTATTTATGAATTCTCTTAACTGTTTCTGTTTCTTACTTACTAATTTTTTGTATTCCTCTTTATGTGTTAATTCATATGCAGTTTTATTTTGTCTTACTTCTCTTTCTAATCTTCTCTGTTTTTGTGAGTTTATATAAATTATTTCATTAGCTTTTTTTTCTCCATACTGGTCAATCAGTTTTTGTTCTTCCTCTGAATATAAATACTTAGGTTTGTGTCCTGTATAAGGTGTGAATGTATGTCTACAATTAGGATGAAATAAATGATTATCTTGTGCTTCCTGAAGTGATGGATATCTTTTATCATTGCCTGAGATACTTAAAACTTTTCCATTGTATCGTTGACAATATTTACAACAACCTAAATGTGAACTTACTAAGATTAAATCATTGCCAGTTTCTTGAAGTCTATTTAATTTACCTTCTCTTTCAGCTTGTAATGTCATAGTTCTTGAAACCATCTCTGAATACTCATCAATGGGAATATTTCTACCATTCTTTGTTGTGAAACTAATAATTCCATCATCAGTAAACTTTTGAATTAATTCATCTGTATACATTTGCCTTGTATATAAATCGCCTTCTTGAAAATTATCTGTGAAAACAGTAGTTGCAGTTTTGTAATATACATCATTTATTCCTCTTGTTATGTGGTTCATTATTTGGTTACCTACTATTTCTCTGTTCATCAAGATTACTCCTAAAGCCGATTTATGTCCTGTAAAGTTTTCTAAGCCTACTCCTTTTTTAAGTATCTCATCAAATTCATTTGTGTCTTTGTAAAGTGGTTTTTGATTTAAGTTAACTGGTGTTATCTTTTTAACTGGTTTACCTTTTATATTTTTTGCTCCTTGTAAGTAATCATTAACTGCTTCATTTACCCAATTATTTAAATTCATCTCTAACATTTGTAAATCTTTACTAATTGAATATTTAAAGTCACTATTTGAGATTAAGTTCCCATTTTTAATTGCTTGTATTAAAATAGCTTTTAATCTGTTTAAAAACTGTATTAAAAACTTTTCTAAGTTCATAATATTTCATTCATTCCACAGTCTATCTATCTCTGCTTGTATTTCTTCCTCGCTCCATTCTGGGAATAATAATTTAAGCGAGGTATAGTTACTCAATAATTGAACTTGCCTTAGATTTCTTATTGTGTTTGAAGTTTGTTCTAATGAAGTCTTTATCTCACTTGGGAATGTTACATTAAAATCAACTTCTTTATCTCCATTATAAAATACTCTATCAAACTCTTGTAATTGCCAGAATAGTTCTTCTAATCCATCTTGCCAATATTTTATTTTTTTCTTTCTTGTTAGTAATGATTTCCCTTGCATGATATTTAGTGCTGTTCCACTTTCTGCTCTTCCTTCTATATCCACACCAAATGATTGAGGTGCATATCCTGCCCGTGTTGTTACTTCCCTTATTAAAGTTAATGCAGTTTCTTTATGCTCGTTGACTCTAATTTGAAATTGTAAAGGTTCTATTGGTTTATAATTTACATTTGCCAGTTTATTTTGTGTTAAATCAATCTTTAAATAAACTTCATTGTAAACATCAAACTTGCCTTTTCTTAATATCTCTGAGTCCACAAATACTCTTGCCATTCCTAATCTCAAATCTCTTATCCAACTTGAGAATGTTTCGTCTAAGGAGTCTAATAAGCTTATTAAGCTTTCACAGTCTGCCCTTCCCAAAGGTGACAAGGGATACATTAAGTTTGGTTTTAAATTAGGTATGTAAACAACTCCTAAATCATTAATGGGAATTATAATATCTTGCAAGTTTAAAACTGCAACTTCTTCAATCTTATTAATATCAACTTCTCTTCCTAAATTATCATCTGAACCTTCATATAGTTTATAAGTTATATTTAAACTTCCGTTTATGATTTCCCTTGTTTCAAATAATCTAAATACTTTAAATTCATCTTTGAATTCTTGCCAGAATATAACCTTAACCAACTTACGATTTTTGAATACTGGTATCGTATAATAAGGAACTGAAACATTTATTAATGGGTTAACTTCATTTGAGTCTATATCAATCTTAAAATATATTCCCGAGAATGCACTACAAAGTTCTGCACTTTCAATCAATATAGAGTCAAAGGAATTATTGTAAAGTATCTCATCTAACCTGTCTTTGTTTAGGTCTTTTTCACTTGAATAATTAAAGCTTTCTGAAAATAATAAGTTCGCATTAAGAATT